TATGAATAAACCTTTTGTATGGACAACCCCCAGTGGGTTTGAAGTGCATCATGTTTACAACCAAGTACTAGAAAGGGTTTCCTATGCTGAACTATTCAACAGGCAACAGTTGGTATTCTCGACTGTTACAGAAGATCTTGATGGTAAAGCACAGTATCTCGCTATTTCTCCAAACTTTATCCATGCGCTAGATGCTGCCCATATGTTTATGACTATTGGCAGAATGCTAGACTGTGGTATGAATGCTTTCTCAATGGTGCATGATTCCTTTGGAACCTATGCTACTGACATTGATGAGATGCATCTACTATTGAGAGAAGAGTTTGTAAAGATTCATAAGGAGAATCAACTTGAAAAACTCAAGAAAGAAGTCGAAGAGAAATACGGCATTTACCTTCCCGACTGTCCAAAACCAGACGGAGAATTCAATGTCTCAGAAGTACTCGGATCTGAATACTTCTTTGCCTAAGAATGTAGTATATCCAGAAGATTCTTATCCACTGGTTATGATATTCTGGATTGATGCTGTAACTATTGGTGGTGAAGAATGGCTAGACAAGAGCAAGGCTCAGTCATTTAGCAAGTCTCCACTTCCTATCATGGTTACTGTTGGTTTTGTATTGCATGAGGATGAAGATCATTTTGCAGTAACAAATACTATTGGACCTGATGAAACAGCTCAGGTAAATAAAATCCCTAAGAGAATGATCATTGAGATTACGGATTTGAAAGATGGCAGAACAGAAGAACATAAGACGTAAAGATACTAAAGACTTTAACTATGACAAATACAAAGCCAAACAAGAAAAGAAACGGCGTGAGCAAGCCCGTAGAGCTGCGAGACAGAGGAAGCATTACACTTAATAAGTGGCAAGAGATGCACCTCAGAGGAGAGATTGATGTCTATGCTCCTATCCCCCAAGAAGATGGGGGCAAGCCTCTTCCTCCTCTAGCAGTTCAGTGGAAGAAAGATGCTAAAAGGAGATTTGGAAATGCGAACACTAGTAATCGGTGACTTACACTGTCCAGCAGTGCATCCTAATTATCTTGAATTCTGCAAAGCAATGCAGAAGAAATACAAGACTAATAATACTGTATTCATTGGAGATATAATTGACCACGAAGCAATCTCAATGCACGACAAGAACCCGGATCTACCTGGTCCGCTTGAAGAATACAAGGCTGCGCTGAAGGAAGTGTACTGGTGGTACAAAGCATTCCCAAATGCTACTGTTTGTATTGGCAATCACGATGCAAGAGTACATCGTAAGTCAAACAAGCATGGTGTACCTAGCATGTACCTCAAGTCTTTTTCAGAACTCTATAACACACCAAAGTGGAACTGGGTTATGGAAGTAGATTATGATGGTGTATTATATACACATGGTGATGGATGGGGCGGAATGTATCCATCATTTAATGCTGCAAAGGCTAGGCTACAGTCTGTAGTCTGCGGCCACCACCACAGCATTGCCAGTATAAACTGGATTAAAGGCCCTAATACCATGTATTTTGGTATGAATGTTGGCGCAGGAATTGATCAATCAAATCCTGTGTTCCAGTATTCTAAAGCACATCTGAAGAAAGCCATCATCAGTTGTGGTATTGTAATCGATGGCAAACAACCTTATTTGGAGATATTTTAATGAGTGAAACAGAAACACCAACTCAGCCTGAACAAGTTCGGGCGGTTCCTGTTGACGCTGTTGTAAATTATCTTGCTGATATTTATCGTCAGCTAGATGCAATTAGCTTCAACATTCGTAGCAACATCAACAACATTGCGCCTAAGCAAGAAGGAGAAACTAATGGCAACAGCCAAGAATAAGTATGCTAAGCCCTTTGTCACTGGGCATGTGACCGTCAAGTGGTCACACCTAATGACACCAGATGATAAGTTCGGAAACCCAAATCATTCCGTAACTGTGGAGCTAACTCCTGAGTTGCAGAAGCAACTTCAAGCATCTGTCAAGGAGCTAGGTGGTAAGAAGATCAACGGCCTCAAGGATGCCGATGGTACCAAGACCATTAAGTTCAAGAATGTACTCAAGGCCAAGGAAGGTATCAAGACTTTCCCATGCGTTGGCCCTGACAACAAGCCATCAGAAATGATTCCGTTTGGTACGGATGTAGTCCGAGTCAAGGTAACTCCTGCTCTGATTGCCCGTGACAATTCGGTTTCATTCTACATGGAATCAATCCAGCTAATCGAACGTAACTATGTTTCTGGTTCTTCAGAATTTACTGCGGTAAAGGAAGAAGCATCAATGGACATTCCGTTCTAAGGATTAACTCATGATGGAGTATAAGTTTCCTGTAAACCCAGTAGCTGCCAGCCGACCAAGAGTTGGCAAGTTTGGCGCGTATTTTACAGGGCCTTATAAGAAGTTCCGGCATCTAGCGGCTCAGGTTATAAACCAAGTCCTAGGCCGGAACTTCACTCCACTGAGCGGTAAGTTAGCTGTAGATATTAGATGCTATATTACAAGACCTAAAACAACGAAGCTAGAATACCCAAGGGCTGATGTAGATAACTACTCCAAAGCTATTCTAGATTCATTGAACGGGAAGTTGTGGGAAGATGATTCTCAGATATGGGCTTTGTTCATTTCAAAAGAATGGGCACCCAAAGATACAGAAGGCTACTTTACTGTAGCTGTAGAAACTATCAAAGATGGACATCGCTAAGTATCGTGATATCGCTTACGAAGAATACCAGAACTCAAGTCAACTAAGAAACTACAACCATGTGTCAATCGTGGTTGCAGATAATCGTATCGTTGGTATTGGGACCAACAAGAGAAAGACCCATCCTCTAGCCATGAAGTATGGCTACAGGAACTGCGAACTCCACAGTGAACTCGATGCGCTCTTGAAGGTTCCCAAGAACCAACAATCCGATCTTGTGTTGATTAATTTCAGGTTTGGTCCAAAGGGAGATATGAAGCTATCCAAACCATGTGCCAAGTGTTTGCCCTGGTGTATTAATACATTCGATGAAATCTATTATTCAATCCCCAACGGACTAGTTCAGTTGGATTATTAGGCCAAGGAGAAAATATGCTTATTGAAGTCAGTTTAATTTTGTTTGCGTTATTTGCTGTATGCACTACTGTTTATCTGTATCAGGTTACCAAGCGTATCCGTCAGATTAACAATGAGCTTCGTACACAGAATGATATCAACTCTAGTGAGTTTGATGCTCTATATTCGCGTGAATATAATAAGGCAGAAGATTTTCGTTCTATAACAAGACTTGTTGATGCACTCAGTGAGCGTGTCTACAAGCTAGAAACAAAGCGCAAGCGTTAACGTAGGGGAGAAATCCCCTACCACAGAAGGGTGGCTGAAATAGTTAGAGCGCATGCCTTATAAGCGTGAATATGTGGGTGCAACTCCCGCCCCTTCTATTAGGCCGAGTGTTAACTTGGCCTGTTTTTATCTCAAAAGGAATTTTATTATGCCTAACTGGTGCGAAAACGAAATTACTATTAGTGGAAATACACAAGAACTAAAGCGTTTCTTAACTGACTGTGGCTACTTTGATGGTCAACAGTTTAGCTTTCAGCGGCTAAAGCCTATGCCTGAAGAGCTAAAGAATATTGAGCACTACTATGTAGAAGGTGGTGAACGATATGAACGGAAGATTGGAGAAGGTGAAACCGCAATCCTTTCAGATTCAGAAGTAAAGAATCTAAAGGCTAAGTATGGTGCTGTATCTTGGTATGATTGGAACATCAATAACTGGGGAACCAAGTGGGATGTTGGTGCTGATGCCAATTGGAGTTGTAGATCTGATGAATTCCTAAAAGAAGCACTAGAAGAAGATTATATGGATATTTATGTTAACTTCGATACTGCTTGGAGTCCACCAGAAGAACTCTATAAGTTTCTGGTCAAGAAGTACGAACTAGACTTTGATTGGTTTTACAAGGAGCCTGGTATGCGATTTGCAGGATGGTTAGGAAGCAATGGCTGATCTAGAAGATGACGTTGATCCTGGTGCTTATGACAACGAAGGTTATGTAACAATCGTTGTTCTTAATGATGGCCAGACTTACACCGATGTTCATGGATGTGAACTTATGGTTGTAACAAATAAAGAGTATTATGATGTTTCTATAGGTGGAGGCGATGCCTCTGATTTTAATCCCGTAGTAAGAATTGTACTAAGTAATATAATTAAACCATGAAGAAATCAATTGCTAATAAGTGGGTCAAGGCCCTTCGTTCCGGTAAGTATACGCAAACAAAGAATAATCTTACCGATGGTGTAGGTCATTGTTGCCTTGGTGTACTGTGTGAACTGTACATCAAGGATACAAAGGATAACATCAAGGATGGTACTTTATATGATGATGAATCAGAAGTACTACCACAATGTGTTATAAGTTGGGCTGGGATGCAATATAAAGCCAGATTTGGGGATTCATACGATGCGTGTGGTGCTTTTACTATTGATGACAAGGAAATTTGTCTGGCTTCTTGGAATGATGGCCAGTCCCGCCCATTTATCAAGAACCACAAGGTAGTTAAGGGTACTTTTGAAAACATTGCTAATGTAATTGAAAAGTACTACGACAAGATTTAAAATCCCCGAGAACAGTAGCCCAATGTAGAGGCAAGCAGACAATGCACCACAGTGTGGGTTCAAGTCCCACCTGTTCTCATTGTATCTCCATAGCTCAACTGGATAGAGCAACAGCCTTCTAAGCTGTAGGTTGCTGGTTCAAGTCCAGCTGGGGATGTTTAACAACTAACTAGAAAGGAAACTACAAATGTTCAGTGCTGATTGTATGTTAATTTGTTTTGTTGCATTAGGAATAGTTGGCGGTTTGGTTTATCTTGTAGAAAAGTTTTTTGATATATTCATGCCCAACAAAAAGTAAACACCAGGCTTCGTGGCGGAACAGGCAGACGCAGCAGACTTAAAATCTGCCGCCCTAAACGGCGTGGGGGTTCGATTCCCCCCGAAGTCATGCGCCCCTATAGCTCAGCTGGTAGAGCAGTTGACTTTTAATCAATAGGTCGTAGGTTCGATCCCTACTGGGGGCATTTATGGATATTTATGGAGGTCTTTATGGATACTGAATCTAGAGTAATTAATCGTAAGCGTTGCCCAGCTTGTGCAGCTAAGGGTAACGACACATCTGGTAACAACCTTGCAGTATATGATGATGGACATAGCTATTGCTATGCTTGCAAGTTTTACATTAAAGGAACAAAAACAGAAATGACAACTAAAGTTATTGAAACACCTGTGTATGCAAATGAAACATTCCGTACCGGCCAAACAGATGCTCTACCGCATCGCCGGATTACTGAGAAAACAGCTAAGCAATATGGCTACCTGACTGGTGTTAATGGCAGTGAGATTGAAAGCTTTTACAATTCACAGGGAGAACTTCAGGCTCAGCACATTCGATATGATGGAAAGAAGTTTGCTTGGCTAGGTGACACAAGCAACCTACAGTTCTATGGCCAGCATCTATTCTCTGCTGGTGGTAAGCGTATCTGCATTACTGAAGGTGCAATTGACTGCCTTACTATGGCTCAGGTATTTGACAACAAGTATCCTGTTGTCTCTGTACCCAATGGTGTTAACTCAGCAGTCAAGGCTGTAAAGGATAACTATGAGTTCATCTCTTCGTTTGAAACTATTGTACTATGCTTTGACATGGATGACCCTGGCCAGAAGGCTGCGCGTGAGGTTGCGGAAATTCTTCCGCCCGGTAAGGTAAAGATTATGACCCTTCCACGGAAGGATCCAAATGAGATGCTGGTTAATGCTGAGACTGCCCAGTTGCTACAAGCTTACTGGAATGCTAAGGCATACTCACCAGACTCCATCCTTCATGTCAGTCAGGTTGTATCTGAAACATCAAAGCACAACAACGATGTCTATGAGTATCCTTGGGATTCTCTAACTACATTTATGATTGGTCAGGACTCGGGTAGACTAAACCTCTGGACATCAGCAACAGGTCACGGTAAGTCTACAATTATCCGTGAACTAATTATGGATCATCTAAACCATGACCGTAATGTTGGTGCTGTGTTCCTTGAGGAGTCTCCTGAACAAACTGTAGATGACCTAATCTCTTCTAAGATTGGTAAGCCAGTACGGAAGATTATGTCACAGCGTCAGCTTAATGAACTAAGAAAGAAGAACAACAAGCCTACCGTTGATATGGTAGAGGATAACCTAACAGATGAAGAATACACAACCGCTAAGTCTGAAATCTCTGGTAAAGCTCTTTATCTTTATGACCACATTGGTAATGCTAACATTACTAACATCATTAATCGGCTTGAGTATATGGCTGTTGGTCTTGATTGTCGTATTATCATTCTTGATCATATTACCCTTCTGGGCAATATGCTCCTATCTGCTGGAACGGATTACGGCAATGACGAAAGGCTTGTGCTTGATTCGGTAATGAAGAAGCTACGGGAACTGGTTGAGCGTACTGGAGTTACTATCCATGTTATTGCCCACATCAAGAAGACAGACAAGAATGTAGACGAGGGTGATCGTATCAATCTCAATGACCTTCGTGGCTCTGGCTCTCTTGCCCAGATCTCTGACAATGTATTTGCTCTTGAGCGTAATGCTCAGCACCCAGATCCTCTTATTGCAAACACAACTAACATTCGTGTGCTAAAGAATCGTAAGGGTGGCCGTCGTGGTATCTCTACCGCACTGTTCTACAACGACCAAACAGCCAAGCTTATGGATGTACCATTCGTTGTAACACCGGAAGGAGAAGTAATTTATCGCCATGAAACTACTAGCATTTGACATTGAAGCCAACGGTCTTAATGAAGTGATCGCTGGCAAGAAGAAGACTTATATCAAAGAAGGCAACAAGATCTGGTGTCTTTCAATTGTTGATATTGCTACTGGGGATTCATTCCTATTTGAGCAAGACAACCTTGAAGTTGGTATCCAGATGCTTCGTGAAGCAGATACAATTGTAGGCCATAATGTTTATGGCTTTGATATTCCACTGATTGAGCGATTGTATGGTCCTTTAAACAAGGATCCATTTACTGGTGTAATTGATACTCTTATTCTAGCCAGAATGATGTATCCAGAAACACCACCAACAGCTGACCAAAGTAACTCCCTCAAGTCTTGGGGTGAATACCTCAAGGAAAGCAAGGCTGATTACCAAGGTGGTTGGGAATCATACTCAGAAGAAATGGGCAAGTATTGCCTACAGGATTCTGTTGTAACTGCTAAACTCTACAACCACTTGACTAGTTCTAAGTATTGGGAAACCTACTCAAGAGCTATCAAGATGGAGCATGTTGTTGCCGACATGATCTCTAGTCAGATAGAGAATGGATTTGGTTTTGATCTTGATAAAGCAGAAGCTTTTGAAATGGAACTGTTGATTGAAAAGTCACAGATTGAAGATGAAATGCGACGCATCTTCCCAGACAAGATCATTAAGCGAGTCTCTGAAAAGACTGGCAAGCCACTAAAGGACAAGGTTGAAGTATTCAATCCTGGTTCAAGACAACAGATTGCTGAACGTCTACAAGAAAAGTATGGATGGCAACCAACAGAGACAGACAAGGGCAACCCAAAAGTTGACCACGATGTTCTATCTCAACTGGAATATCCAGAAGCTAAGACACTATGCAAGTACTTTGATCTTATTAAACTAATGGGTCAAGTATCTGATTGGGTTAGCCGAGCCAAGACAAGTCGAGATAACCGTATTCATGGCTATGTAAATATCCTTGGTACTGTTACTGGCAGAATGTCTGCTAAGGAACCTAACATGCAACAGGTTCACTCAGATCCACGCGCCCGTGCTTTGTTCAAACCACGGGATGGATGGGTCTTGGTAGGCTCTGACCTAAAGGGTCTAGAGCTTCGTATGCTGGCTCATTACCTACATCCATATGATGGTGGCACCTATGCCAAGGAAGTCTGTGAAGGCGATGTCCATACCCACAATCAAAAGGCTATGGAACTAGAGTCACGGACTACTGCCAAAACTGCTATCTACTGCTTCCTTTATGGTGGTGGTGATGAAAAGTTTGGTAAGACCATTGGCTGCTCTACTTACAAAGCAAAGCAAGTAAAGAACAAGTTGCTATCCAACATTCCTGGATTGAAGAAGCTAATTGATCAGTGCCGTTTCTCTACCCTCAATGATGGTGTTGTCAAGCCATTTGGTTGGCGACCCATTCCTGTTCGTAAGGAACATGCTGGTCTTAATACGCTATTGCAATCGTCTGGTGCTCACATTGCCAAGGCTTGGGCCTGTGTTGCAAACCATAGATTGCAACTAGAAGTAGGTCCATCCAAGTTTGCTTGGGTTGCTTCAGTACATGACGAACTTCAGCTAGAGTGTGATCCAGAGTATGCCAACAAGATTGGTAATATAATCTGTGAATCAGCAACTACGGCAGGAGAACTAATGAAGTGTAACTGTCTAATTGAAGCAGAGTACAAGATTGGAAACAACTGGTCGGAGACACACTAATGACAGATGCAGTATACTTTATGAGACAAGTAAACGAGTTTATAGCAAACAACCCAGATCATCCAATTGTTATTGAATATGAACGTGGTAACATTGGACTAGGATATATTATTCGCAATTGGAGACACATACACAATGAGAATCTTTCAAATCAGTGGCAAGGGTCGAGTTGGGAAAACAACTGTAGCCCAAGAAATACAGAAGAAAGCATTTGAATCTGGATTTATTCCAGTTATTCTTCCATTTGCTGACTCATTAAAGAAAGCAGCAGCAGAACTTGGATACTCTAAGGAATCAAATCCAGATGAGTATCGTAAGTTTTGTCAGGAACTTGGTGCTGGAAAGAGAAAGGAAGATCCTAATTACTGGATCAATAAAACCTTTGAGACTATCCAAGAGTATATGCTAAAGGAAGTTGACAATCAACTTGAAGAAAAACCATATTGGGAATATGTTATTATTCAAGATGATGTAAGGTACATGAATGAACTTGCTCTTGGTAGAGAGCTTGCTGCTATTCAAATCTTTATTGACTCTGGTGGTAGAGAACTTCCTGAGCATGATACTGCTTGGAGAAACCATGAAAGCGAAGAGCTAGCTAACAGCGCAGAAGAATCGTTTGGCAAACCAAACAGTAACTATGAAGATCTGTTTGATATTATTTTGTTTAATGGTTCTACTGTAGCTCATCTCAAGGAAGATATTAATTCTGATTTTGATGCCTGGGTTGAACTAGGTAAACTAGAAATAGAAGAAATGGACTGGACAGAAGAGGATGAATAAGCCAAATGAAGCTATTCTGGATGGAGATATTCTGGCCTACCGTGCAGCGTTCTGGGCTGACCAAGAAGGCATTGATGCATTGCAAGAAAGAATCAACCAGGACATCATTAACTGGACTCCCCCTGGTGTGGACACGGTATATATTGCTATGTCGTGCCCAAGGGAAAAGAACTACAGAAGGATGTTCTGGCCTGAGTATAAAAAGCACAGAGATGATTTCAAGCCACCAGACTCAATGAAGTATTCTATTGAGTGCATCTATAGTACAAACCTAATTACTAGATGCGTAGATAATCTAGAAGCAGATGATCTAATTGGCATGGTTGTTTCTGAGGGTAGGTGTATTGGGGTTACTGTTGACAAGGACCTACGCCAAATTCCTGGGTGGCATTGGAATCCAGACAAGGAAACAGAACCCGTGTGTATTACTGAGTCAGACGCTAATAGGTATTTCTATCAGCAGTGGATGACCGGAGATACTACTGATAATATTTGGGGCTTATGGAAAGTAGGCCCAGCCAAAGCAAAGAAAGTACTGGATAATAATCCACCAGAAGATTGGGATAAGATTATTATGGACATGTACCTAGCAGAGAATTGGGATAAAAGACCCGAGGATAAGGTGCCAAACATGACACCAGAAGAGTTTGCTTTGTCCCAAGCTAGGTGTGTTAGGATCCTTAGAAGTGGCGATTTCAATAAAGAAACACGCCAAATAAACCTATGGAGTCCTAATAACCTAACTGTTAGAAACATTTTAGACTTACAGAAGGAGAAAGAATGAGTAAGATATTTGAAGATTTCGTGGCAGTAGACAAGTATTGCCGTTGGGTTCCCGAGTTAGGTAGACGAGAAACTTGGGAAGAAGCCGTTACTAGATACTTTGACTACTTGAATAATCGGTTTGAGTTAAAGAAGAAGCTTCCTCTCTCAATGATGGAAGATCTTAATAAAGCCAAACAGATGATGATTAACCGCGAGATCTTTGGATCTATGAGAGCACTAATGACGGCTGGTCCTGCGTTAGATAAGGATGATGTGGCTGCATACAACTGCTGCTATGTTGCTGTAAACTCTATAGAATCTTTCTCTAATATTCTTTACACACTTGCATGTGGTACTGGTGTTGGGTTCTCTGTAGAACGTGACGAGATTAATAATCTACCACACGTTCCTTCAACCTTAGTTCAGGTTAATGATACTATTGTTGTTGAAGATTCAAGAGAAGGTTGGGCTAACGCCTATAAGTGTTTTATTGCAGAACTGTTCAATGGTAAGCATTTTACAGTTGATGTAAGTAAAATACGACCAGCTGGTACTAGACTTAAGACTTTTGGTGGCAGAGCTTCTGGCCCAGAACCATTCATTCGTCTTATTAAGTTTACTGCAAACATCTTTTACGCTGCCCGTGGTCGTAAACTAAAGCCAATTGAAGTACACGATTTAGTCTGCCAGATTGCCGATAGTATTATTAGCGGTGGCGTAAGACGCTCTGCCCTAATTAGCTTATCGGATCTTAGTGATTATGAAATGGCACACGCTAAGAGTGGTCCTTGGTGGGAAAAGAACGGCAGGCGGTCACTAGCTAATAACTCTGCTGTCTATGAATCAAAGCCAGATATGGGTACATTCCTAAAGGAGTGGTCATCTCTATATGATTCAAGATCAGGTGAGCGTGGTATTTGCAATAGAGAAGCAATGAAAAGCATTGCTGCTAAGGCAGGAAGAAACCCAGACTTTAAGTTTGGTACTAACCCATGCTCTGAAATTATTCTAAGACCAAACCAGTTTTGTAATCTAAGTACTGTAGTAGTAAAGCCAAACGATCAAGCACCACAGCTAATTGAAAAGATTAGACTAGCTACAATCCTTGGTACTATTCAGTCTGCAATGACAAACTTTACTTACTTTACAAGCAACAACAACTCAACCTTTGAAACAAACTGCAAGGAAGAGAGATTGCTTGGTGTAAGTATGACTGGTATCTTTGATAACAACCTAACCAATGGTGGCCAGGGTGCACAAGAACTTAAGAAACTATTAGAAGCACTTAAGTTTGTAGCACATGGTATTAACAAGGCATGGGCAGATGTCCTAATGATTGAACCAAGTAAGTCAATTACTTGCATCAAGCCAGAAGGAACTACATCCTGCGTTGCTGGTTCAGCCAGTGGTCTACATCCTAGATACGATCATTACTATATCCGTCGTATCAGAATGGAAAAGGATTCACCTATGGCTAACTTCATGCGTGATTCTGGTATTCCTAGTGAACCTTGTGTAATGAAACCAGACCATACAGCTGTGTTCTCATTCCCTATTAAGGCTGACTTTGGTGTGACACAGAAAGAAGTAAACGCTGTTGGTCATCTAAATCTATGGTTAGCTTATCAGCTATGGTACTGTGATCACAAGCCAAGCGTAACTGTAAACTATACTGATAATGACTTTATGTATATTGGTGGTTGGCTTTGGGAAAACTGGAGTTTAGTATCAGGTGTTTCATTCCTTCCATCTGAAGATCATGTTTATCAACAGGCTCCATTTGAATCTATTACTCTACAAGAGTATGAATTACTTGAAGCCAAGATGCCCAAGCATGTAAACTGGAGCTTACTATCCAAATATGAATTAGAAGATTCAACTAAAGCTTCACACGCTATGGCTTGTACAGCTAATGGTTGTGAGCTTGTATAAGGAGGTTCTATGCCAACAAGATTTGTCGAGTCGGAGCATGACATGGATTCAGTTGTTAAAGAAGCAATTAATCTAGTCAAGCTAACAAACTCTACCCTTGATGTAGGTTTTCACAATAAACAAATGGTAAAGATTTTCTTGGATAATTTCCACGAAGCAATCAGTGAGAACCAAATAGAACCTGGTCCTAAGAACTTCATGCTAAACATTATGATTAAAGAATCAAATGAACATAAACAGGATTGATATTCTACTAAAGCAATGGAGATTAGGGATCATTCGTGATCCCGATCTCCACTTGGCGTTGAAAATTATTAATGATTACAAACACGGAAAAGTAAAGAATGAAAGAAAATCTAAGGATATCCAGGGAACTGGTACAGTATCTGGAGAAGTTATATGTTCTACAGATTCAGGATCTAAAACTAAAGGACTACGAAAGAGGAATGGTTCAAGGCCAACTGGACGTAGTTCAGAAGATTCGGGCACTGTATAATGCCCAAGAAAGGAAGTAACTATGGGAGGTGGTAAAGGTGGTTCAAGGGGTCCAAGCTGGGAACAGCAGACTCAGTTTCAAAGAGACATGCAGAGAGAAGCATTAGAAGCACAAAAGCAAATGCAACTTGAAGCAGAAGAGCGACTAAGAGTACAGCGTGAGCAGGAAAAAGAAGAAGAAGCAGAGCGTAGACAAGAAGCTGCATTGGCTAAGGAAGAAGAACTAAGAGCCAAGGAAGAACAAGAAGCTGCTGTCTTTGCTGAAATGACAGGTCAGGTCGGAGAAGAAACCGACAGTGAGGGTATGGGCTTTAACCTAGATGCCCCAACAATTGAAAGACCTGAGTACGAACAAGAAACAAGACCAGAATAAGGAGAGTAAATGAATTCCGAAAAGACCATAAAAGATAGGTGGCTGGTACTACATGCCAAGAGAGACACCAAATTAAATAAGTCAAGGGCTTGTTCGGCAATAACCGTTCCCTCCCTATTGCCGTATCAATCAATGTCACAACAAGATAACTTGTTTCAGACATACTCATCAGTTCAATCCCGTGGAGTTACTTCCCTAGCCAGTAAGATCCTTAGTGTTCTTATTCCACTAAATGATACTCCATTCTTTTCTTTTGGTCTAAAGAATGGTAGAGAACCAAGCCCAGAAATTTCAGAGTATTTAGACAAGCTATCCTATCAGGTCTATCGGAAACTCATTTCTAATAACCTAAGAGAAGCTTCATACTTAGCAATGCAACACCTCATTGTTGTTGGTGATGTATTGATTATTATGGAGAATGATTTCTCTTATCGTGTTGTTAGATTAGATCAGTTTGTTATCAGAAGAGATGTTAATGGTGATGTAAAAGAGTTTATAT